CGACCGCTGGGGGTACTTTGAACATTGCGTTTTATCTTATTAATTGCGTTTTCGACTAATTTGTAAAGTGTTTTAATGGGGATTCCCGTCGCTTTGCTGGCTTCTTTATAACTGAAATCCTCGAGAGTGTAAAGCCTCAAAACGACCGCGTCAAGTTGAGGCATTAAACTAATATATGCGTCCAAATATTCGTTATCTAAACGGGAGCCAAGCCACGGGGCGAGAGGTTCGTCTAAATGCTTTTCGCTGAACTCCGACCAACCTCGGGAAAATTTGCCGTATTTCACCCCAAAACGTGAAGTGGGATCGATAGCCATCAAATAAAGCGAGCGATCAACGTAATAACTCAATTTGCCCTCAGCCGCCAGCGCCTCGGCTTTGTCGCGTTGATTCTCCAAAATCTTTAAAAGCGTTTCAGCCAGTAAGTCGTCGCCCTTGGCACGGTCGCGCATAAGCCCCCGGGCTAACTTAGTCCAACGAGGGTGATTTATGGCTAATTCGGTATCCAACTTATTTTTTTCCACGTTTGCGGATGTAGCAAAAATCTAACATAACTTAGCGGCACTAATATAAAACCGCAAAACAATGGAACTCAAACCACTTGTTAACACCGAACAAAAGGAGGTGTTAACTCCCGTTAATGAATTTATTTCGATTATTCGAAGCCGTTACAACTCGAGCCCCAACTCGTTAGCCGCTGGCGGTTATCGCGAGGTTCTGAAAATGGCTGAGCAATTCGTAAACGCTGAAATCGCGTTTAGTTCGGCCGCATATACGGCGGGCTATGAACAAGCCATTCAAGATATACGCGACGCGAAAAACATCGAGCCCCAAAATGAAGCCAATACAGGAGGTGACAAATGAGCCCCGAAACCTTGGATAAATTAATTAACGAGCACTTTGGCACTAAGGCACTTTTCAGCGCTCGAATGAAAGTAAGCCGCCACACTTGTTACCGTTGGATAAAAGACCCCCAACGGATGACCTTAAACGACCTTAATAGGCTGAGCAAAATAACTAAAACCCCCATTTGTGAATTTTATGAGTGCTGAAACTGATTTCGAAAAACTATTGTTATTAATCCCCCATCGTTACCATTGGGAGGCCTTAAACCTTTTAAATCAATATTTAAGCCCCGAAATGAAGTGGGAAGCGAATGACTATTTAAAATTTTATAAAAAAGAACCAGAGGCGCCCGCGCAGATTATCAAAGTAATTTTTCAAATCGTCGGCGAGGTTACCGGTGTGGAAAACGTTAGAGACACTAAAAGGCGCATTTATAATGAGGTTATGGCGCGTCAATTGGCTATGTACGCCATTTATTACGAGTTAACTAATTTCGGTTTGTCAATGGTTGGCCAAGCGTTTACACATAAATTCGACCACGCCACAGTTATCAATGCGAAAAAAAGCATCGAGAGCCATTACGCAACGGATGGGGATTTTCGTCGGATGTTTAACCAGCTGGCCGACCTTATGGCTAAACAGGGATTGGGTAATTTAAAGGCCCGAATTTCAATTTTAAAAACGATTTAATGGTTACGTTTCTCCCTAAACAAATCGATTGTTTAAACGCCTTGGGGCTCGATAGCGCGGCCGAGGTTGTGTTATTCGGTGGCGCGGCTGGCGGTGCGAAATCTTTCACGGGGTGCGCGTGGCAAATCCAACGGCGTTTGAAGTACCCGGGAACGCGGGGACTAATTGGCCGCTCGAAACTCGACACGCTCAAGAAAACCACGTTAAAAACCTTTTTTGAAGTTGCTGGGATGTTTGGGCTCAGAGCCAACGAGCATTATACCTATAACGCGCAATCCAACGTAATCACTTTTTACAACAAATCAGAGATTATTTTAAAAGACTTATTCGCTTACCCATCTGATCCGTCTTTTGATTCGCTTGGGTCGCTTGAAATTACTGATTCCTTTATTGACGAATGCTCACAAGTAAGCAAAAAGGCGGTTGATATTGTGCGCTCCCGTATGCGTTACAAGCTAACTCAATACAATCTAACCCCCAAAACGTTGCTAACGTGTAACCCGTCGAAAGGCTGGTTATATAACGAGTTTTTCGCCCCGTTTCGTGCGGGTAATTTGCCGCCGCATTTGGTGTTTATTCAATCGCGAGTGAGCGATAATCCACACTTACCCGCCACCTATGCCGAAACCCTCGCGCGGTTGCCTGAGGTTGATCGTAAACGCTTGTTGGAGGGGGATTGGGATTTTGATGAAACGCTCGACGCGCTTTTTACAACCGACGACCTGTTGCGATGCTTTCGCCCATCCGAGCAAACGGGTGATTTATATATTACCGCCGACGTCGCGCGTTTGGGAAAGGATAGAACCGTTATCGCCCTTTGGCGTGGGCTTTCTCTAATTCAAATAATTGAACTCCGAAAAAAGAAAATTGACGAAACGGCGGCCGTAATTCGCGAACTCGCGGATTTCAACAAAGTAAAATTGAGTAACGTAATCGCCGACGCTGACGGCTTAGGCGCTGGGCTTGTGGATGTGCTCAAGTGTCGAGAGTTCCGTAATGGCTCGCGGGCGACTAAACCCGAGCGTTTCGTAAATCTGAAAGCCGAATGTTTTTTTAAGTTGGCCGAGCTAATCGAACTCAACCGGGTAATATTCCCCCAAAATCACCGCGACACGATTGTAAAAGAACTCGACTTAATACGCCGCAAAAATCCCGATGGGGACGGTAAACTGGCGGTAACAGGTAAAGAGGAAATTCAAAGAACCCACGGAATGAGCCCCGATTATGCCGACGCAGTGGCGATGCGAATGTTTTTCGAGCTTTTCCCCAATTATGGGCGTTATGCTTACGCCTAATTTTCCACAACAAAAGCCGCGTTAATAGTGGCCTGAGCGTGGTTATTAACACTTATCACTGAAATATTTTTGTTGTGTAGCAAATTTGCTACATATATTTGCCAAACAATTAACGAGTTAAACACTTAAAAACAAAATCAGATGTATACGCTAATCATTTCAAACTACCCAAACCGCACCTCGCAAACAATCGAATTTAACGGCATCCGTGAGGCGCTTAATTCATTTATTGAACGTTGTGACGCTCTCGGGCTTCAGTACCGAGAGGACAATCTCGGCAACTTTACCGCGGGCGGTATTGGTAACGATTACTCAATCGAATTAATTTCTAATTTCTAAACCCCAAAACGATGGCATCCCTAATCATTTACCACTATCCAACCCGAGAGCAAACGTTAAAAATGTTTCCAACCAACCGCGAAGCGTTCCAACAATTCGCCGCCCTGTGCGAAGATTTGGAGCTCGAATGGCACGAACGCGACAACGGCGATTTATACGCTGGCGGCCTCGGTTCTAAATTCCTTATTGATCTAACACAAAATCCCTAAATTTTATTTATATGAGCACATTTACTTTTAAAATCACTTTGCCCCAAGTCGTCGACACTCACACCGTTGAGCTCCCTTATTACTGTAAATTGGGCCTTGCACATTGGGCAATCCTCGCCGAGGACCATTTTATTGAGGTGAATTATTATCCAACAATTAAGTCGGCAAACATCTTTAAAAAAGATAAAACGCCAAGCGAGTTGGAACGCTTCGAGGTTGAAGCCAGCACCCGCGAGGAATTTCTTGAAATCTATCAAAAGGCTATAAATCTAATCACTGAAAAATTATGAAAGACGAGCGCGTTAAAACTGAACTCCAAATTTTAATCCTAATAAATCTAATCTTAATTATTATATGGATAGCTACCCTCTAAACCCCGAAACGTTGGACGCGTTGCAAAAGTTCCAAACGAGATTAAATGCCCCACCTAATGAACAAGGCGTTGAATCAACTCCCGATAACAAAGCTAAAACCGTGGTCATTTCACATATCGAAATGACTCTCGACGAAATGTTTTTTGGCCAATGGAAAACCGAAAACTTTAAATGGGCCGCCATTGCTAACGAGGTGCAAGGTTCAATTGAGCTCGTTTGCATTCACCCGGTAACAGGTTTTGAATTACGCCGCACCGGAGCC